TTGGGAGTACTTAGATGCTACATCTGAAAGTCCCCCGATTAGTGCACCTCTTGCTAACCCACCAGTTAAGGTAGCAGCAGCTCCAACTCCAACTACTTTTAAAGCTGGAATAATAGCAGCTGCCATAGTACCAAAGTGTACGAGTGATCTAATTGCACCACCCCACCATGTCTTTGTTTCTATAGGGTTATTCTTATCAACAAACCAATTATCTGATTCGGCATCATAACCTTCATCAGTTTTATTTTCCTCTACCATCTCACCACTGAACATATCAATTGCACGTTCCGGGAGAGTGATTATAGAGGATGCTGTATCTTGTACACCGCCAGTGACAGCAGATTTTAGTTCCTTAAAGAAACCTCTGCTACCACCTCCACCTTCTTCATTTCGTGGATCATCAAACTCGCGTTGACGTTGCTCCACTTGACGTTGCATCTCGTCTTGATTTTGCTCACGATTTTCGTGATACTTCTGGGATTCTTCAAACGTTTTCTGCGACTCAATGTCGCTGTTCATAACTTCCTCAGCATCTAACGAGATGTTTAAATCTCTTTCAAGTTCCATTAATTAAATCCTTCATAACCAGTAATGGTATTTTTGTAGTCGTAGGTTAAACCTTTGTATTCTTTGAGTTCGTAATTATCTCTTGAGAAACCTACATCTGGAGCATTAATGTATGTCTTGTCAACGAACGAGTCGATAGTACCTATCCATTCTTTTCCACTAGGACGATAATTAACTCTGACCCAATGTTCTCCATCAAATTTTACGTATTGTGGTCCAGAAAGAAAGAACTCACTTCGTGGTAAGGCTTTCCATTGACCTATTTCAGGTGAAGCTGCTTCTAACCAAGTATCTGATACATGAACCATTCCATCTTCCATTACCCATGCTTGACCTTCACCTTTTTCGTTGAACTGTTCAAGCATTTCAGGGATGAGATTACTGTATTCATTGAATCCAATCTTTTCTCCGTTCTCAGATTCAGGACCATACGCTTCAATAGTTGCCTGTATAACTCTGGATTGATCTTTAAAGCTGGTTAGTAGCTCGTAAGCTTTAGAATTATTTTCTTTAAGTTCTTCTAACTCAAGTAAAACCTTTGATTTAATAGGCTTTTCTAACTTCAGTTTTTCGGAATACACTTGTAACTGTGCATACTGCAATTCAGCTCCACTTATACCGGGGATGTTGGCTGCTATCTGTTCATAAATTAGAGCGGTAGTACCAGTCTTTTGATATAAATTATATGCGTCTTCTATATATTCCTCAGTTCCATAAATGATTTCACTATTAATAATTGAACCGTCTGGACTAAGTTCTTTAATATGTCTTTCAGCTTTTTGTATGTTTAGACTATGTTGACTAATATCATCTTTAGTAGGCAAATCAAAACCAGCTGTAAAATCTACATCTGATAATGTTGCGCCAATATAACCTTTATTATTTATCATGGCATTCTTAACATCTGCCATTGCTAAATCATACGCAGCTTGTTTATTAGGAGCATCTTTGATATGGAACGCATACCTTTGCTGGAAGTAAGCTAATCCATTATTTTTTAAATTAAGCCACTCTTCAGTCTTCCCGGGAATACCACCTAACTTAGTTCTTGTATCAGCGTGAGCTTCAATCATTGTGGTAGCAGATGTTAGTTGAGTAGCATCAGCAACCAGAGGATCTTGAGCTATGACTTGTCCATTCTCAGTAGTGAAGTTAAGTCTGTCAGTCCACTCTTTCCTAAGTCTTGCATCGTTAATTTGATTTATATCTTCAGGGAATATCTTCTCTCCTATCTTGTAACGTTGCTCGAGTATTGCGATGGTATCAAAATCATCAACGTCTTCTTTAGTTAGTCGTCCTAAAAGAGATTGAGGAAGTGCTCCTCCTTTAGACCAATCCCAATTCTTGGAAACATAATCTGCTAAAACTGTCTTACTTAAAGGTCCATCTTTTTCTAGCTCTTTAATCTTCTCCTCAAATTCAACTTGATAAACTTTATTTCCATCAGTTTTACGTGATGCCCAAGTCTTTTTACCTTCTTCTAATTTAAGAAGAACATCTCGTATGATCTCACCACCTTCTTTACTACCACCAAGTTTTTCAATTAGTAGCTCGTTATATTTCCTAGTTCCATCAACGGTTGTATAAAGTATCTCTTCGATATTATCCCAACCAGCGGTTCCTTTACTCACACTGTCAACAGCTTCAAGTAAAAAGAACTCCCAAGCTCTAGCTTTGTTGCCATTAAACTTACCTAAGTTATTAGTAACCCAATCTTGAGCAGATTGAAAATGATCTGTGGAAACATTAAGTGCAGTATTAACATGTGCTCTTAGTAACCTGTCATTCCTGAGACTGTACTTACCAGTAACATCTGTGACTGCTTTTGCAAGGAAGTTAGTTTTTATTTCCTTAAACTTATCTTCTGTTCTAGCTTTTATATAACCACCGTTATATCCCAGCTGAGACATGTTGTAGCTAAATCCTCTGCGGAATTGATTAAAAGCTTCTAAAGCTTCCCTTTCATTATTAAATCCATCAGGGTAATTCTTCTCAATAAAAGAGTTGAATTGGCTGTTTAACATGTTCCGGCTATCAAGCATGAACAAGTCTCTATTCTTAGCTAGTTTTACGCCATCTTGACTTAACCATTCTAAGGTCGCATTATCATTCTGTTTAGTAGCTTCAGCTTCTATATAGTTATAACCAGCATCTATTTCATAGACCTTTTTAATATTATCATTAATAATTTCAGTCTGTTCTTTAGATACATTATCCCAACCATCTGCGGTATTCCTATCGAAGTTATTATCCTGAATACCCTCGTACATCTTTTTAGCTTTAGGAGAAAGCTCGATCACCTGTTTAAGAATCTTTATAGGCATCTCAGCATTAGCAAGTCGAGTCTCGTCGTTCTTGTCCTCTAAAGCGTCACGCCTGTCATAGCTCTTATTTACAGGATCATAAGTTAATCCTAAAGCACTTGCAAAGTCAGGTGACTCTGTAAATTCAAATCTTGGTTGTACCATAATTTAATTCCACCAATTGAATCCGCTAGAACCACCAGCTGTAGCGATAGATGAAGCTATTGATAGTCCATCCATTAGTGCAGCTGCACCAACGTTTTGCATAACTGGTTGTGGTGGTTCAACATCAGGGATAGGTTGGAATGCTACTTTGGCAAATGCCTGATCTTTGAATTGTTTATATTGCGCTTGTTGTTTAGCTGTTTTCTTAGCTAGTTCTCTATCGTTTAAAATTAGCTGTCTTGATATCTCAGCTACATCTCTTCCATACTTAGCAAATTCCATTGCTCCAATTCTTCTTGTAGATTTACCTGTTTGACCAGATGCTACAAGTTTGGAATACTCACTGTTTTGGAATACTTTTCTAAATAGATCTTGATACTTAACCTGAGCTTGACCCCTAGCGTCGTCCATCGCTTCTTGCTGATCGACAACAGACTGAGCCATTGCTAAGTTAACATTCTCACTATCTTCTTGGTACTTAATGAGTTGAGCATTGTACATGGAAGTGGTTTGATTCCACTGACGTTCTCTCCTCTCTATTTCGTACTTATATCTTCTGCGAGCGTTTGCATTAGCTGTTCTCGCTGCTGCTCCTAGGCACACGGCAAAACTCCATAAAAGGTAATTGATTGGGTCCGTGATTTAATTCCCGTAAAAATTTGAACCCGAGGAATCTGAGTAGTTTTATATGAACTTTGTTTCGTTTATCAACGATGTTCCAAAGCAACTTCTCTTGTCTACTTTCCACATATCTTTTAGCTTCTCTAGCAAAAGTAGTGGGATATTTTTTTATAGCTGGGGTACATAACATCCAGATTCTGCCATCAGGTTGTACGCCTGCAACCCCTGCTAAATCACCGTTTGGAACAGTAAAGTATACTGTCTGTCCCAACTGAGCACATTGAGGAATGATTTCAACAGGATCATGTCCATGACCCTCTTCAACTTCTCTACGGTCATCTGGTAAAAGATTGGAAGCCACAGCTAGTGCAGCTTCCTCAGTTATTTCATGTATAAATTCAGACACGCCTATAAAATTTATTGGTGTAATCTCCTTCCCATGCGTATGAATATATAGTGGCTGGGGATGGATGATTTGATTTAATATTTATCTTTAAATTTGTATTTCTTTCGTAACAAGGTATTGTCTGCTGTACTTCATCAACAACTGGTACTCTATTAGCTGCTAATCCACTAGCCACAGCCAGTTCTTTAAGATCTGTAAAGTCTGCTTTACCTGTTCTAGTTAGTTTAGTTTCATATACTCCTACCGGTCCAAAGTTAACCTTCAGTCGATGGATAATTAAAGAAGCTTTTGTATCAGCTCTCGTCTTATCTCCCTGTGCTGAGGTTGGGTAGATAGTAGGTAGTTGTATATCCATCTCATATAGATATCCAATAATAAATGTCTCTCCAGACCAGTCCCCATCAAGCTCCATATTAGAACCATTGATAGTTATCTTTCCATATCGACCAATATTATTTCCAGCATCAGTATCGTAAGCAACTAATTGAGCTGAACTCTCTAACCCTACAGGTTTAGCTTTAGTAGATTTACCATTAGCGTATGTCCAGCCAGTACTACTTGTGGAATGATCTACATGTACTCTGTAATCATCATTATCAAAGGTTACAAAATGCCCATTATCATCAAGTTTTAAAGCGATTTTTAACATCTGATCTTTACCGTTATTACGAACAATAAGGTAGATAGAATCGTCCATCATGCAGTGGTACTGAAGGTCTCCAGTCACGTCCCAAGTAAACCAAGCTTGCATCATTCTGCCTTCACTCGTTCCAAAATATCGAAATCCGAAAAGTGTTGAGGAATTTTTTTGGCTAAAAAATACGACTGAGTTCTCTCTAGATTCAGAAATAAGACTTATATCTTTTGGTAGTGAAGTTGATATAGGTTTACTTTGATCAACAACATCAGGCTCCCCCTGTCTAAGCACGTTAGACATCTCGAAGAATCGAGAATACTTATTAGCATTATCTAAGAAAGCGACAGTTGTACCTAATGAAATTGGATTAGTTTTGTGATTAAAATTATATGTAGAAACTGCATTAATCTTGGCAGTCTGAGGACTTAAGACATCAGAATCTGTAGTCAACATGAACTGCTGATTTTTAGTAAATAATAATAATCCTGTATTTATTTGAATACCATCGTAGACAATAGCTGGGTAGTTAGAGCTACAAGATAAATCAATAACATCAGTAGCTGTAAATGTTGTAGCTGTCTTGGACCAGAAATTAAAGAAGTCTCCCGGGCGCGACATGATTACATTTTCATCACTCAGCATTACTAGACGGTTTCTATAAAACACCATCTTGTTAATTGTGTTTCCAACAAATGATGGTTCTGGGTTAGTAATATCAGGATCTCCTACTGGAGAGTTATCCCATGTAACTTGAGATACTTTGAATTGACCGTTAGCTTCTCTTACTAATTGAATAGGCATAGTGCCTTTATCAAACTCTATCTTTCTCCCGGGTTTGTTACACTCTTGCCAAACTCCGTCACCATCTTGATCGTTGTTACCATAGAACTTCACATAATAGTCATCTTCATCAGCTTCACTGTTAGCTACTTTTACAACATATCCATGCTTACATTGATCTGGTAGATCAGTGACATTCTTCACTTCACTAGACATTACTCTAAGTAAATCTCCAGCTACAGCAGTTATATTAAAAGCTCCTGATGATCTAGTTATATATAAACCATTACCTATCTGTTGGATATTAGCAGAGGTAAAATTACCAGCATCTATAATAGCTTGTCTTATATCTCCAAGAATACTCTCAGCAGTAATAGCAGTTTCTGTATCAAATGGTGTTGGGTTAGGTCTAATCAAACCTAGGTTAGCTTGTACTTGTGTAGTACTTATAGATTCGACAGTAACTTTATAGTATCCATCATCCATCCATACATAGAAATAATCTCCAGCTACCCAACCTGTACCTCCATACAACATATCGTATGTTGTGGTATATCTTGCTTGATATGTAGTTTCTGCACTATTACCAGAACCAGTTGTAAATGGTACTGATTGTCCGACAGTTCTAATCCTAAAATATAGCTGCGCTCCTCTATTAACTGACGAACCGTTTGCAGCTTTTACATCTATTGTGTATGTGTGACTTCCAGAAACAGCTTCATCTGTAAGACTATCTCCATCAGATACGTTAAATATACGTGTACCAACATTAGGTGCATAAGCATCTCTACCATCACCAGCTGAGTCATCACATCTTGTATTATCAGTTGTTCTCTGTGATCGACTGCGAAGTGAACCATCAGTATGACAATAATTATTACTAGACTTAACCAGATCTACGCTTATCCTTGTAGCTGTAGTAACTGGAGTCATAGTTGTGTTGTCATATAGATTAACCGCGTACTGCCTAGCGTAGGAAATAGCTTTTAAATCTATAAAGACTTCAGGAGGTCTAACTGTTTCAACAGTGCTAGACATAGCTACTGTCTTTGTTCTGTTAGTAATAAAGGTGTAGTCATTAAGAGTTAAAGTTTGTAGATCTTCATCATCTGTATGAGTTAGATAATTTGTGAGAGCTGTGGTAGTAGCACTGTCATAGTTCACTACCATCTCAGCACCATCACTACATCTCCATACATTGATGTCACCAGCTCTACTGATCTGTCCTATATATTGTTCGTTTTCATCTCTGTAATAAGAGAACCATCTACCATTGGTGCTGGAGTTATTAGTACCATCACTAAGAGAAGCTACTAACTTTCCACCGGGACGCTTCATTAATCCGTGAGTAACGTCAGGTATTACATTTTTTGCAACACTAACTTGTCCCGGAATTTTAAGCTCATCTGGCTGTTCTGATAGTCCTCCATTTAGCGTTGGTATATTTTGTGTAATACTTGCCATTATCTAATAAGGGAGTTGTAAGGTTGGTAAGATCTATATCCTGAGTTATGTGGAACTCCAAAGAAAGAATGATCACCTTGTTGAGTTTCGTATTCTATTAAGGTTGCTCTTGCTAAAACTTCTTGCTGTTGTAATAGTTTTACTAATTCTGGATTTGTAACTAACTGAGTTGCTGCTCTAGTTGAAGCGCGTGAAATAATATATCTCTGGAAAGCAGATGGTACATCTGTAAAGTTGTAGAGGTAAACAATATCTAATTCCATATCGTGATCGAACACATCTGTGTGATCTACTAAGTCATAAAGGACGCCATCTCTTTTCACTAGATCTATGTGCTTATCAAACTGTCCCTCGGAATAGTCGTACCTAAGATAGTTCTGTGGTATTGGTATTTTTCCAGATGAGTTAGGAGAAACCTTTACATGATTTTCTGTATTAAAATGCCAACCTTCGTTAAGTACATCTTTAGTTACTTCATTAAGGAGATTTTGTATAAATGATATCTCTGGATTTGCAGTATCAATTGCTGTTATTGGTGATTGTCCTATGCTACCCAAGATAGAATTAATTGCGGATAGTTCGGTATCGGTTGCTATTGGTGTAGTCATAGATAAAAAAAAAGGGAGCCGAAGCTCCCGTAAAAATGTATAAATTAGAATGAAGATGGTGCTGTTGCGCCAACATATAATTCTACAGCAGCAGCTGGGTTTAGATAGTCTGCGCCCATTGCTAGTCTGCCAAGGATTACATCACCTTGGTAAACAACGGAGATATCTCCTGAAGTAACCTGAACTTGAGGACCGATTGCTTCTACTACACCAGCAGCTTCCTTCTGGAAGATTAATCCACAAGACTTAGCTCCTACTTCAGCAGTAGTACCGTAGTCATTGTTGATTCCTGTTGATGCGCCTGATGCGTTCTCAAGTGCGTTACCAATTCTGTCACCCATGTTAGATGGTGAAGTCTTACCTGTAGTTCCACCGAAAGCTGTACCATACTTGCCAAGGAAAGGAATATTCATTGACTTGTAGATCTTGATTCCAGCGATTTCTACAACACCATTACCACCTTGTAATGCAGAACCTTGAGCGTCTCTGTTTACAAGACCGTTTGATGCTACATCAGTTATAAGTGCGTAGTACTGACGTGGGTTAAGAACAGCACATCTACCTTGTGAACTTACGCCTTTCTCATCTAAGGCAGCAGCAGCGTCATAGAATGCTGTTACTAAGTTGCCTGCGTTGAATGCGTCAGAATCATTAGTTGTTGAACCAACTCTGATCTGTGTTCCACCGGGTTCTTTGAAGTTGTTCTTAGTGATTGGAGAAGCACTTCTAGCTCCTCTTGTGATCGCTCTAAAGATTAGGCGGTCATACTTTTCTGCAAGAGCGTAACCGATCTTACGAGAAATTTCTCCTCTCAACTCATAGTGTGCGAGTGTTTCATCTAGCTCATATACGAATGCACTAGAAATTAGGAGATCGTCAACAGTAATTGTTTTTTCTGCGACTGGAGGTGCACCGTCACTGTTACCTAATATGCTATTTCCGGGAGTATGGAACTCGGCAGTGGTCGAACCAGTATAGATGAACTGCAAACTTTTGCCGTTCTTTAAGGTTCTCTTCATTACCATGTCACGTGCAATTGCTTCGTGTTGGAAGCCTTTGAACATTTCTCCACTAAACAATTTAAGGTAAAGGGCACGAGCGTCACCTGTTGAGTTTGACTGACCTTGACGTGTAAGTGAGGTAGTCAAATCTGAACTCTGATGAGCCATGATTGCTTAAAATGTAAGGGTATATTTGATCGTCTACGTACGTAAAAAGTTGCGAGTCTTAGTTAGACTCATTGAGATTGTGGTCTATCCCACCGTATATACGGCTGATGGTATCCTCCGTAGAGGGCAAAAGCCAAATTGAGTAGGGAGGAATCGAACCTCCCCTAGATCACCTATTTGATTACTCTTGTGTAAGCAATGCCAC